TAATTTATCAGTAAATGCTAATGAAACAGTAACAGCTGCAAATATTAAAAGAATAAATTGGTCAACAAACGGCAATATTCAAATTGTCCGAAATTCTGTACCAATCGCCTCTCTACACGGTACAGGTGAAATGCGCCTTGATGAATATGGGTATTCAATTGCAAACAATAGCGCTTCATCTATTGTAATTACGGTCAATACCGGTGGCACAGTAGTATTAGAGGTATCAAAAGAAACAACTTACGCTAATTCATTAATTGGATTCTAAAAATGAAACTTATTAGAGAAACCGTAGAAAATGTAAAATATATCACAGAGGCTTCTGAAAACGGCAAGAAGCATCTTTATATTGAAGGTACTTTTCTTGTTGGCGATACTGTTAATCGTAATAACAGAATGTATAAAATGGATACTCTCCGAAATGAGGTAAACCGTTACAACGAAGAATATATTAAAACGAATCGTGCATTAGGTGAGTTAGGACATCCTGACACACCATCAATCAATCTTGAAAGAGTTTCTCACAAAATCGTATCACTATCGGAAGATGGCAATACATTTATTGGTAAAGCTCTGATCCTTGAAACACCTTATGGTCAAATCGTTAGAAACTTTATTGACAATGATGTAAGTATTGGTGTATCTTCAAGAGCTCTTGGTTCAGTAGTTACAACTAAAGAAGGTTATAACCTTGTCCAAGATGACCTAAAATTAGCAACAGCGGCAGACATTGTTGCGGATCCATCAGCGCCAGGCGCCTTTGTAAATGGTATCATGGAAAATAAAGAATGGATGTTTATTGAAGGCAAGTTTGTGGAAGCTGACTTTGACCGTGCAAAAACGCAAATTCGTAAGGCATCTTCAAAACAAATTGAAGAAGTAGCCTTAAAACTGTTTGAAAATTACCTCAGAAAACTTTAATTTTATAAATAAGAAATCATAAGGAGATTCCTAATGGCAACAAATAAACTCATGGAAGCAGCTGCTGAAGCCCTTGCATCAAGCAAACAAAACGCACCTGCTGAACCAATGCACAAAATGGACGCAGAGGTCGTAGACCTAGGTGGCCCAAAACAAGATATAGGCGCTAATAAAGCTGGCGGCGATATCTATGACAAATATAAAGTTGATGGTTCCAAATCTGCTAAAAAGGCAGAAGATCCAAAAACTAAACCGTCAGATGCTTCACCAAAACAAGAAGAAACTGAAGAAGAAGATGCAGAAGTAATTGCTGAAACTTCTCATATGGATAAGAAAGATGAAATGAAGAAGAAAATGAAAGAGGACATTGATGCCCTTTTTGCAGACGATTCTACAATTTCTGAAGATTTCAAATCTAAAGTTTCTACAATTTTTGAAGCTCGTGTTCAAGACCGTATTTCACAAATTCAAGAAGAAATTGAAAGTGAATATGCTGGTATGCTTGAAGAAGCAATCACATCTGTTCGTAACGACTTAACAGAAAAAGTAGATGATTACCTTTCTTATGTTGTTGAACAATGGATGGCAGACAATGAAATCGCTATTGAATCTGGCTTACGCTCAGAATTAACAGACGACTTCATCGCAGGTTTACGCAATCTATTTGCAGAACACTATATTGATGTTCCTGCTGAAAAAGTTGACCTCGTTGACGAATTAGCTGGCCAAGTTGAAGAACTTGAAGCTAAGTTAAACGAAGAAATTGAGCGTGGTGTAGAGTTTAAAAAAGCTCTTGTTGAATCACGCAAAAATGAAGTAACTCGTGAAGTATGTGAAGGTCTCATATCAACTCAAGTTGAAAAAATCAAATCACTCGCAGAGAGTGTTGAATTCTCCACAGAGGACGAATACAAAAACAAACTTGAAACAATCCGTGAGAATTATTTCCCATCTGGTATTAAAAAAGCAGATGAATCACAACTCAACGAACAAGTTGAAGATGCTGAAGGCGAAAAGAAAGTCATCAATGACCCATTTGTAGCTGCAGTATCAAACGCAATTAGTAAAACAAAAATTTAAATAGTAATTATCTAGGAGATAAAAAATGTATTTGTCCGAATCATTACAGAAAAAGTGGGAAGGTGTTCTTGACCATCCTGACTTACCTGCAATTAAAGACCCTTATCGTAAGGCTGTAACTGCTGTTATTCTTGAAAACCAAGCTGTAGAAATGCAGAAATCTGGTCAAATGTTACAAGAAACAGCACCTGCTAACTCTGCTGGTACAGGCGGTTTTGGTGGCGGCGCTGCTGCTGGTGGTCCAGTTGCCGGTTTTGATCCAATCTTAATCAGTTTAGTTCGCCGTTCATTACCGAACTTAATCGCATACGATGTATGTGGTGTTCAACCAATGACAGGCCCAACTGGTTTAATCTTCGCTATGCGTTCAGCATATAGCACATCTAATGTGACCGCAGGCGCAACAGAAGCATTCTTCAATGAAGCTAACACAGGTTTTGGTGGTGTTGCTGGCGCTCAAACAACTCTTGCAGTTGGCGCTTCTACTGCTAACACATTTGTTGGTAACGCTGCAGCTTGCACAGCATTAGCAACAGCTACTGCTGAAGATTTAACATTCCAAGAAATGGCATTCTCAATTGAAAAAGTAACTGTTACTGCTAAAACAAGAGCATTAAAAGCAGAATACTCAATTGAATTAGCACAAGACCTTAAAGCAGTTCATGGTTTAGATGCAGAAACAGAATTAGCAAACATCTTGTCTGCTGAAATTCTTGCTGAAATCAACCGTGAAGTTGTAAGAACAATCTACGGTACTGCTAAAACAGGTTGCCAAGTAGGTACAACTGCTGCTGGTAGATTTGACCTTGACACCGATTCAAACGGTCGTTGGATGGTTGAAAAAGTTAAAGGTTTAGCATTCCAAATTGAACGTGAAGCTAATACTATCGCTAAGACAACTCGTAGAGGCAAAGGTAATGTTATGATTTGCTCAAGCGATGTTGCTTCTGCTTTAGCAATGGCTGGTATCCTTGATTACAACTCAGCTTTACAGTCACAAGTAAACCTAACAGTTGATGATACAGGTAACACATTCGCTGGTACTTTATTTGGTCGTATCAAAGTGTATATTGATCCATATGCTCCAACATCAGCATCTTCAGAATATGCAGTTGTTGGTTACAAAGGTTCTAACGCTTATGACGCAGGTTTATTCTACTGCCCATACGTTCCTTTACAAATGGTTCGTGCAGTTGATACAAACAACTTCCAACCAAAAATTGGCTTCAAGACACGATATGGTCTAGTTGCTAATCCATTTGCAGAAGGTACTTCACAAGGTAATGGCGCATTAAATGTGTTGTCTAACAACTACTACCGTGCGTTCAAGATTGCAAACTTAATGTAATCTATAAGTCTTATAATTATAACTATAATAAAAGACTAGCAAAGCAATAAATCTTAAAGAGGACTCCGTAAAAAGGGTCCTCTTTTTTTTAGCATAAATAAACCATTATGACAGCAACCAATCGTAACCCAACAAACCCTAATTTTCTACAACCAAATAAGTTTCAACTTAACTTTGGTCGTTCACCCAATGTTAGGTATTTTTGTCAATCATTAAGTGTGCCTGGTATTTCTTTATCTGAAATTCCACAAACCAACCCATTCGTTGATGTGTATATTCCCGGTGAAAAAGCCATATATGATTTATTGAATATCACCTTTGTCGTTGACGAAGAATTAAAATCGTGGCTTGAAATACATGATTGGATCCGTGCTATGACTTTCCCTAAAGAATTTGCTGAGTATAGAAATCTCGGTAAATTAAACAAATATGCAACAAACATTCCAATAGCCAAACCACAATATTCTGATGCAACTGTTACTTTGCTTTCATCATCAAATACACCATACTATAACATTAAGTTTTTTGATGTATTTCCTACCACCCTTTCTACCTTTGTAATGAGTGCAACAGATTCTCCAGATACTATAATTACAGCTGATGCTACATTTCGGTATAGTTACTTTGATGTAGAGAAATTATTCTAAAAAACGCTTGACAATTTAATGGAAGTGATGTATCCTTTGAATAGGAGGATTTCAACTATATGAAACAACTTGAAGATTTATTAGAAATGTGGCGCAAGGATTCTGACATTGATAGAACAGAACCAGGCAAAGCATTATTAGATATACCCAAATTGCATAGCAAGTATTTAAATATACTATCACATCATCGCCTATTGGCCAAAGAATCTGAATTTAAGGCCAGTAAGATGAGGCGATTAAAATGGGAATATTATACAGGTAAACTTGATGAGGACCAACTCACTCAGCATGGTTGGCAACCTTTCCCCTATGTTTTAAAATCAGAAATCACAACTTACCTAGAATCAGATGAAGACATCAATGCTCGTCTAGCTGCAAAAGCTATGCACGAAGAAATCGTAGATGTGTGTGGTTCAATACTCAAAGAATTAAACTCTCGCACATTCCAACTCCGCGACTTCATAGCCTGGGAAAGATTTATACAAGGTGTCTGATTTAATTCTCCATAAGAAGAATGAAGTATTCATTCAGTTTGAGTGTGAAAAGGGTATAGCTCAAGAGTTATCATCTTACTTTACATTCTTTGTTCCAGGTTACCAATTCGTTCCCGCTTATAAAAGTAGGCTCTGGGATGGAAAGATAAGGCTGGCGGACTTACGCAACTTTACCATATATCATGGTCTGGTTCCTTATATTCAAAAGTTTTGTGAAGAAAGAAATTATAAACTTGAGATAGATTCAGATGTCATATCTACCGAAGTATTATCTGTGGTAGAAGCTGAAGACTTTATTAAGACATTAAATCTTCCACACGAAGTTCGTGATTATCAATTAAAATCTTTTATTCATGCTATTCGTAATAAGAGAATTCTTTTATTATCTCCAACAGCTTCAGGTAAATCACTTATACTTTATGTCATTGTTCGTTACTTACAAGCATCAGGCTTAAAAAAAGGATTATTAATAGTTCCAACCACATCATTGGTTGAACAGATGTTTTCTGATTTTAAATCCTATGGTTATGATTCTGATACATACTGTCATCGCCAATATTCTGGTAAAGATAAACACACCAACAATTTTCTAACCATCACCACATGGCAATCCATTTACAAGAATTCAGGTGAATACTTTGAACAGTTTGATTTTGTTTTGGGCGATGAAGCTCACCAATTCAAAGCTAAATCACTTACTACTATACTTACAGGTTGCTCAAATTCTAAATATAGAATAGGTACAACAGGAACTTTAGACGGAACTCAAACTCATCGTTTGGTATTAGAGGGTTTATTTGGTCCAGTTTATAAGGCAACCTCAACATCTGAATTAATTGAGAAAGGTCAATTAGCAGATTTTAAAATTAAATGTCTGATTCTTAAGCATCCTGAACCTATATGTAAGATGGCTCGTGATTGGGATTATAATCAAGAGATTGATTACATAGTTTCAAATACAGCTCGTAACGATTTCATTCGCAATCTAGCATTGTCGCTAGAAGGCAATTCACTTATTTTATTTCAATTTGTTGAAAAACATGGTAAAGACCTTTATGCTAATATCAAACTTCATGCCAAAAATAGGCATGTATTCTTTGTATTTGGCGGAACTGATGTTGAGGTTCGCGAATCGGTCCGTTCAATTACTGAAAAAGAAAAAGACGCAATCATTGTAGCATCATACGGCACCTTTTCAACAGGCGTCAACATTCGTAACCTACATAATATTATATTCGCATCACCAAGCAAATCTCGTATTCGTAATCTTCAATCTATTGGCCGTGGTTTAAGAATTGGTGACGATAAAGAAGCTGCGGTTTTATTTGACATCGCTGATGATTTTCGTATAGGCAAATTTACAAACTATACGATTAAACATTTCATTGAACGTGTTAAAATATATGATGATGAAAAATTTAACTATAAATACTATAACATAGAATTAAAACATGACAGCACTTCCACAACACAGAGTTAAAATTATCAGATTACAAAACGGAGAAGACCTTATTTCCGATTGTATTATGGATGATGGCGAAGAATGGATTCAATTGAACGATCCTATGTCATTGATTGTCAAACGATCCATTAAAGGAACGGTAATGATGATGGTACCATGGTTGCCACTTGAAGTAGTTTCTGATAATATAGCTACCATATCTTTTCACGATGTATTAACATTTGCTGAACCAAAAGAAGATTTAGTTGAATACTATATTAATATGGTTGAACAAGCTAAAATATCGGTAGCTAAAAATGACGATGTGTTAAAGGTACTGAAAGATGAATTGTTAGAATATCGTGATGAGGTTCTTGAAGATATACTTCCTGAAGAACAAGAAAAGATTAGAAGTTATTTAGAAAACTCATCTAATGATAGGAAAAAGAAATTACATTAATGTTAGAATATACACC